GACCTCGCTCGCCAGGATCGCGGCGTTGATCGAGGCCGCGATGGTGTTCGCGGTGTCGCCGCTCGCGACCGAGGCGACGATGCGCCGGCCGGCGACGTAGAGGTGGACGGAGCCCGAGGCCGTCGCGGGGCCGGTGACCGTGAGCGTCCGCGTGGCCTTGATCGCTCCGCCTCCGTCCTCCACGCCGACGAACCAGGCCTCGGTGACCTTGTTCGCCTTGAACCACGCGAGGGCCATCCCGTGCAGGATCGACCCGAAGCCGAAGGCGAGCCCCACAGTGTCGGCCGAGGTCGCGAGCGTCGGTACGTTGGCCGCGACGGGAGTCGAGGGGAGCTTCTGGCCGATCAGGGCCCCGCGGTACTCTTGGATCTGCGGACCGCTCGAGGCCCGGGAGGCGTCGATCTCGACGAACACGAAGGGGACGCGCGTCGAGCTCGGAACCTGGGAGAAGGTGACCATGGGCTAGTGGCTCTTGTCTCGTTCCTTGGACGGTCTCGAGGTCTCCGCCAGCCGGGGGTGCTCGGCCTTCACGTCCCCGTCCTGGAGCCGGCGGATCCAGTAGGACGAGAGCCCCACCTCGCGTCCCTCGGGCGGAAGGGGAAGATCACCGTGGTCTGGGTCGAGTACTCGTAGTCCTGGACGGGAAGGGACGAGGTGGGCGCGTTCGAGCGACATGGCGCCCGCCACCCTACCCCCCTGGGAGCTCGATTTCATCCCCGGCGACCGTCTCGGCCTCCGGGGTGAGGGGCGGAAAGCGGTAGACGACCCCGAGCCGCTCGAGGTCCGTGGCGCGCGCCTGTTCACGCTCGTCGACGTCGGTCCCGTAGGCGATCATGAAGACGAGGCGCGCAGCCCCCTGTAGCTGGACCCCGCGGGCGTCTAGGCCGATCTCCACGCGCTCGAGCCCCGAGGCGGAGGGGTTCACGGAGAGTTTCTGCCCCGTCCCCGGCACCTCCACGGCCGCGAGCCCTGGGATCCGCGGTTCCACCACGCACTCGACCTGGTCCGAGACGTCGTCGATGAGGTCCTCTATCGCGTCCGCGTCGAGCTCGGGGCCCTGCTCGAGGAAGAGCTCGACCGCGAGCTCGAGCCGGCGGGAGTAGGTCCGCGGCGTGTCCGTGTGGCGCGTGACCGTGTCCGTGAGCGTGTAGACGAGGAGCGAGGCGAAGACGTCGACCCCGTCGAGCTCCAGCTCGGGGAGGATCGGCTCGAACCGTTGAGGCCGGACGTTCTGGCCGGCGCGCGTCGCGCCCTTCAGGGCGTCCGCGAAGTAGCACCGGATGGCCTTCCGCTCGACGGTCATTCCTTACGCCGGAGCAGGAGCTCCACCATCCCCTCGCCATCGAGCTGTCGATCGATCACCGCATAGCGGTAGCCGGTGGAGGTGTCGAGCGGGTCGCCACCGGGCGGGCGGGCGAGCACGAAGCGGGAACCGTCCTTCAGGGGCCAGTCCGGGAGGAGCTCGGCGATCTTCACACCGATCTTCGGCTGCCATGTCGAGACCGGAGGCCCGAGCGGCTCGAGGACCTTCTCGAGGTGGCGCTCCCTGAAGATGGCCTGCACCGGCCGCGCTACCCCGCCCTCCGGATCGTAGACGACCGAGAGGGCGCCGGCCGCGTCCCTCTCGGTCATGGTGTCCAGGATCACGTCCTGGGCGTGGTCGGCGTAGTCGCGCCAGGACACGCGCGGGCGTCTCCGTGGAGGAGGTGGGGGAGGGATGATCAGGGGATCGCGGTGACCGCGACCCCGTCGAGGTCCACGTCGGCCGTGAGGTCCGCGGCGAGCTGGACCTTCTGGACCGTGCCGATGACGAACCGGCCCGAGGCGGAGGCGTTCCGGACGCGCTTCGTGGTGTCGTCCCAGAAGGCCTTCTGCCCTTCGGTCAGGGCTTCGGTCGCGTTCTTCAGGAGCCTGACCGTCCCGTTCCGAAGGCCGATGAACTTCGCGGCCGCGGCCGCGGGGCCCTCGGCCACGACGAAGTACGAACCGATCACGTAGCCGGTGTCGACGAGCACGCCCCCACCGGGGGCGGTGAGCTCGACCTTGTCGCCGGGTCCTAGGTAGCTGCGCATTGGAGGAGAGATGGGGTCGGGGTCTTCGGAAGTGGTCTCGTGGTCGCTCGGCTCAGGTCGCGCCGTCGTTCCGGTAGAGGCCGCGGTACTCGGTCGGGGCGACGCCCACGTCGAGGCGGCACTTCATCTCCACGCCGTCGGCGTGCCAGCTCATGCGGCTCTCGATCACCGGGCCGCTCTCGCCCTGGAGGAAGTCGACCTCGATCGTATCGAGGGCGGACGGGTCGGCCATCATGTAGAACGCGGCCTGCGAAACGGCGCCGAGGCGTGGCTCGGCCATGACCGACTGGAACTGACCCTGGAATGGATTCACGCCGGAGACCTGCTGGGGCGTGAGCGAGGCCGTGATCTTCTGGGCCACGGTCTCGAGGTTCTCGGGCACGCGCAGGTGCACGAGGTCAAGCGCGAGGAAGAAGGCCACCTCGTTGTTCGGGGAGCCCGGGGGGATTCCCTTCTGCCGGCGCGCAAGGGCGCGCGTGTTGGAGAGGGCGTTGACCGCGTTGGCGTCGGTGAAGGCGTTCCCCGCGGCCGTGATGAGGTTCCCGTGGGTCGCGGCCTCGAAGAGCGCGAGGCCGTCGGAGAGCACCGCGTTCGCGGTCAGGACCGAGTAGACGAGGTCGGCGATGAGCTGCTTCGAGCTTCCGCCGAAGGCGCGGGGAAAGCGCGTGAAGGCGCCGAGGTCGTCGTTCACAATCGACTCGCGCGAGATATTCACCGCGCGCCCGTACGTGAGGAGCTGGACGTTCTCGCCCTTCTCTCCGACCGCGCCCACTTTGTACTCGGCGCCCTCGAGCTTCCGGAGGAGCCGCGGCGCGTCGCCGAGGTTGACGCGCTTCGTCTGCTTGAAGTCGGGCAGGGTCCCGGGGACTGTCCATTGGCTGTAGGTGTCGCGCGTCAGATCAAACTGGCGCTGCAGACCCTTGTTCGCGACGTTGGCGAGGACGCTCGCGAAGTCGCTCGTGACGTGGAAGCCGGGCGTGCCCCGCGTGCCCATCATCTGGTCGCGCCGGCGGAAGAGGATCTCATGCGCGAGGTCTAGAGGGCCCAGGCGCTCGAGGCCGCGCGTGCCGTGCACGAGCTCGAGGTAGCGCTCGCCGATGCGGAGGAGGCGCTGGTGGATGAAGGGGTTCCCGGCCAGGCGCCCGTCGAGCTCGGTCCGTTCCTTCTCGGTCAGAATCGGGCGGAGCGAGCGATGCTCGAGGACGTCCTGGATCGCTCGGCAGGTCTTGTCCTCCTCGGCGTCCGTGATCGTCGCGGTCCCGCCTTGCGTCGCGTCGCGGCGCGTGACCTCGTCGAGGATCCGATCGGTCGCGACCGCGGAGCTCACCCGAGTGTCGAGGAGCTCGGTCGCGAGCCGGCCGTCGAGGGGCAGGCCGGCTTTCCGGAGCTTGTCGCGGATCGAGCGCTGACGGAGGAGCTCCTGGTCGGCGCCCGTGTCCTCGGCTCGCGCTCCGTTCGGAGTCGCCGGCGGCTGGACCGCGCCGGTAGTCGGCGTCGGGGCCGTGGTCGTCCCGCGCGCGCCCTCGGCGGGCGGAGGGGGAGCCGGGGGCGTGGCGGTGGCGGTCGGGCTCGTGGGGGCTTCGGTGGGGTCCATCGTCTTCTCGGGTTGGGCGGTCCAGACGGGGACGGAGGTTGCCCCGCCCGGGGGACGCTCCGTGGAACGGGTCGACGTCTCCCAGTCGGCGCCGACCGGGACCAGGCTACCTTCCCGGCTCTCCCAGTCCACCGCCTCGAGGCGGCGAACCCGGCGCGCGGGGGGGCGTTCGGCCTGGGCGGGGATCGCGCCGGCGGGCGCTGGATCCAGCGGTGTCACGTCGCGGTACAGATACACGCGGTAGCCCAGGCTCGTGTTCGTAAGAATCCGACTCTTCAAGTCCTGGCGCACGCCCTCGAGCTCGGCCCGGCTCGAGATCCGCGCGCGGACGCGGTAGGTCCCGGCCTGGGCGTCGATTCGCGGGTCGGCGCAGACGCCGAGGACGGCGTCGAGGTTCCACTGGTCGTGGACAGCGAGGAGGGGCATCCGACCGGAGCGGACCCGCTCTTCGCGGTGGGCGCCGGGCGCGAAGCTCAAAACCTCGTCGATCTCCTCCATCCGTCCGTCGACCCAGGCCACCCGGCGGATGGGCTTCGCCGTCGCGAGCAACATATCGATCACGAGGGACCCGTCCGGCTGGGTCTGGATCTCGGGGAGGACCTCCCCGCGGATCGAGGGCTCCTCCTCGAACTCGAGCGTGCGGATTGCCCCACCCTCGAGCCCGTGCGCGGTTGCGCGCGCGCGTGCCTCGGCCTCGGTGAACCCGGGCGCGCGGGTCCTATCGGGAGCGGCGCGGGTCTCGTGGCCGGGCTTCTCGACCTTGTTGGACACGACAGGCAGTCTCCCGCGGGCGCGGGCCGCCTTCAAGTGCCGAAGAGCGCCGCGCAGGCCTCCGCGGGGGTCATACCGCGGGCCTGGAGCTTCCCGAGGAGCGCGCGGCCGAGCTCGTCCTCCTCCTCGTCCGTCTCGCCGTTTGCGGCCGCGTGGGTCGCCGCGGCGGCCTGGTTCGGCGTCTGGGTCTTCCCGGGGCCGGGGTTCTTCCCGTCCACGGTGAGCGAGAGCCCAAGCGCGCGCGCCTTCTCGAGGTCGAGGGCCAGGGCCTCCATGACCCGGTCAGGGTCCGAGCCGAGACCGGAGACCACCTGGGAGAGCGACTTGAAGCCGGCGCGCACGCTCTCGACCTCGGCCGTGACTTCCGTCCGCGGGTCGAGCATCTCGCGCCGCGGCGGGATCCACTCCCAGCCGAGACGGCCTGGGTCAGGGAAACCAGGCGTCAGGAGGTCCGCGACCTCGGCCGCGTCGCGCCACCAGCGGAGGCCCGGCTCGCAGAGGTGCGGAATCAGGATCCGCTCTCGGATCCCGTCGGCGTTCCGAACGAAGCCGATCCAGTCGCCGCGGATGCTCGAGAAGTTGACGCCCGAGAGGTCGCCGGTCAGGAGCCAGTAGGGGACGCCGTAGCCCTTCGCGACCGCGCGGAGCTGGACCGTCGAGAAGGCCGTGAAGCCCTCGTTCTGGGGCGGGTTCGGGAACGTGATCGTCTTCCCGGGCTTCAGGTACTCGATAGTCCCGGAATGGAGCTCGTCGACCGCCTGGCCCAGGCGGTTGACGTTGTCGCCCGTCGGCACGAGCGCGCCCTGGACGCCGTCCGAGAACGAGCTGTCGGCGCCGGAAAGGTCGTGCACGAAGCCCGCGAAGCTCGTCGCGACGACCATCCGGAGCTGTTCGTTGTCTTCGTAGGCGTCGAAGTCGTGGAGCCGGAGCGCCACGACCGCGCCCCACGGGATCCCGCGCACCTGGCCGACGCGGTCGGCGCGGTAGACGTGGCGAATCTCGGAGTCCCGGACGAAGGCCGAGGGCTGGAAGACTGCCGATGTGAACGAGTCCCCGGGGTGGTCCTGGAAGAGCCAGTAGCCGCGCCGACGCCCGATCGCGTCGTACTCGACGCCCTGGACGATCCGGTTCCCGCCCTTGTCGCGCTCGAAGTCCTTCAGGGTGTCGAGGTGGTCGCCCTCGAGGAGCTGGACCTGCAGGGGAACCGCGAGCGCGTCCCCGTCACGCCGGAACCGCCGGCGCATGAGCGTCTCCCCGCCGTCGATCATGCCCTCCACCGCGGCCGCCTGGAGCCCGTAGAACGTCTCCCGGCCGGAGGCGTCCGCCTGGGGCGTGTGTGCCCACTCCTCCCATAGCTCGGTGGCCAGGCGGAGCTCGGAGTCCCGCTCGTGCTTGAAGCGCGGGCGGATCCCGCGGCCTACCACGTGGGCGGTCAGCTCGCGAACCGCGGTAGCGGCCCATGGGTTGTTCCGGCGGAGGTCACGGCAGCGCGCGCGGAGCTCGTGGAGCGCGCCGCGCATTGCGGCCACGGCCGAGGTGTCGTGGGCGAGCCAGCCCTGGGTCCGGCGCCCGCGGTCGGCGCCTTCGTAGCGCCGAAGCTGGTCACGGGCGCGCTCGAGCCGCTCGAGGGTCTCGAGCCGGGCGCGGGCGACGGAGCGGCGGAGCGCCCAGGCGGGCGAGGCGTGCGCGATCAGGCGGTCGAGCCGGCTCACTCCCACCAGGGCCACCCGTGGCGCTCCCCGCCGGCCGCCTCGACGCCCTTGCTATGGGCCATGACCTTTCGGACCGGGCCGCCCGGCGAGAGCTCGGCCTCGATCACCGCGCGGGCTTGGAGGAGCTCCTCCATCGAACGGTAGGTGACCTGGCGCCCGTCGTCGTACCGGACGATGAGCGCGCCCGACGCGATCGCGCGTCTGATCCGGTCTAGGTCCGCCTGCGAAAACGATCCCATCGGCTGTCTCGGTTCCGGCGCCTCGGCTCCTGCCCCGGCTCGGGGGGCGGCGGCGCCTCGGCTGGGGTGGGTGCGGCGATCTTCGTGACGAGCTCCCGCATTGCGGACCAATCCTGCCGGCTCCAGCGGTCGGCGCCAAGGACGTAGGCGGCCGCCCTGGCGTAGACCCGGCAGTCGAGCGGCTCGTTCCTCTCGCGGGTCTTCTCCCAGTCGAGGACGACGCGGCCGCCCTTCAGGCGCCGGCGGACCAGGGTCTCAGCGGTCAGGCCCTTGAAGTGCTCCGGCCCGTACTGGGGAAAATGGCAGTAGCCGGCGGGGTAGGGCGCCCCGGGCTCGACCGGCGGCCGTAGCTGGAGGTTGTCGTAGAGCTCCTCTTTCAGGACCCCGGTGTCGATCGGCCAGACGCGAACCCCTCGCTTGATGCGCCGGCCGCCCACCTCGACGTCGAGCGCCATGGGGAGATCAACCGGGGAGCGCGTGCCGGTCCGCCCCTTCACGAGGAAGAGCCGAGCCGAGCGGCCGTAGCGCCGCGCCCACTTGTAAACCTTCTGGGCCTCGTACCCGGTGTCGACGGCGACGCCGGCGAGCCGCGATGGAGCTCCGCCGTCTGCGAACGTGAACGTCTGGACGAGAAGGCGATCGATCTCCGCCTGCCAGTCGCCCTTCGCCTGGTCGTACGGGCGCACCTGGTAGAGGACCGACCAGCTCTCGAGTTCAGGGCCCCACGCGACCACCTCGTACTCGATCCGGTCGGCCTGGAGGTCCACGCCGGCGGTGAGCAGGACGCCACCCTTCGGAACGCGCCCGAGCTGGAAGGTCTCGCGGAGTTCATAGAGCCGGCGCCACTCGGGGACGTCGCCCTTCTCCTTGAAACCCTCGCCGAGGTCCTGGTTCACCCAGACGCGGAGACGTGTCGGGTGCCCCTGGGCCCGTAGGAAGCGCGCGACGCTCTGGCTCCAGGAGTACCACCCGTAGGGCGAGTAGAGCGCCGAGAGGTGGTAGCCGCGCACGTGCTCACCCAGGCTCGGGTCCTCGGGGATCCAGACTCCGCGCTCGAGCATCCCGTCCTTCTCGTGCTCCTCGATCCGGCGCTTGCATCCCTCGCACTCGAGCCACGCGACGCGCCGGCGCTCGCGGAGCTCGAGGATGACCCGCTCGACGGGCTCGTCGTCGCCCTGCTCCCACCGGATGCGAGGCCAGACGATCCGCTGCAGCAGGCCACAGTGCGGACACGGAACGTGGTAGTAGCGCCGGTCCGTCTCCACGAAGGCCTTCAGGATCCGGCTCCGGCCCTCGACCGTCGGGGTCGAGACGCGGAGGATCTTCCTCGAGGTCCCGAACGAGTGAGTCGCGCGTTCCGCGAGCTCGACCGGGTCGCCCTCGCCCTCGAGCTCCTCGGGGAAGGCGTCCACCTCGTCGAGGAAGAGGAAGCGCGCGGCCATCGATCGGAGGTCGGCCGCGCTCTCGGCCGAACCGAGGACGAGCATCCCACCAGGGAAGACCTTCATCAGGGTCGTGTTCCCTGGGTCGCGACTCTTCCGGCTCGAGACCTTCGCGGCGAGGCGAGGCGTGTCCTCGATCAGGGCGTCGAGCGTCTGGCGGCTCTTCCTCTTCTGGACCTTCTCGGTCGGCATGACCGTGAGGAAGGGCCCCGGGCAATGGTCGATCACGTAGCCGATCCAGTTGTTCCCGAGCTCGGTCCCGCCGAGCTGGCTCCCCTTGACGAAGGTTACGTCCTCCACCGAGGAGGTGGACGAGAGGCAGTCCATGGGCTCGCGCAGGTAGGGCGTGCGCGCCGTCCTCCACGGGCCCTGCTCGCGCGAGCTCCTGGTCGAGAGCATCCGGTGGCGGTCCGCCCACTCGGAGACCGTGATCCTGGGGTCGGGCGCGACCCCGCGGAGGAAGGCCTCGCGGTAAGCGCGCCGCGAGACTTCGGCACGCTCGAGGACCGCGGCCGGTCCATCGGTCATCGGGCCCTGACCTCCGGACGGAGGATGCCCTGTCGGCGAGCCTTGGCCTTCGCGAGGGCGCGCGCCTGTAGGGCCGTGATCCTCCGCACGCCCTCGAGCGAGAGGAT